TATGAGGATTGGATAGATCTGGGACGGGTGATCATACCCTGCGATACAAAGCAGAGTGTGGTCGAAAAATGGTCCGATCCGGATTTTAAGATTACGAAAGAAGAATGGAGAATAGAACACGCAACAAAACAAATAGGACTCAGACTAGATCAATACATTGACTTTGATATTGATAACGATGTTGTTAAAAGATTTACAAGTGACCACATAAAATCTTGTGGTGCAATATTTGGTAGAAAAAATAATCCATCAAGTCACTATCTTTGGTCTGGTACATCAGACTACAAGAAATTTGCATTACCAAAAGAATTAGAAAATTATTATAAAAATTATCCACATGGTGCAACACTGTGTGAAATAAGACATGGCGCAAACAAATACACATTAGTTCCAGAAACAAAATATCATACTACAAGTGAAGTTGTAAAATGGGTTAAGTATGATGGTATAGATGAGTACCCAGGTAACATACAAGTTGATCTTGGTAAGATAGCTTTGTCTGCTGCATTGTGTATTACTTACGCAGGTTCTGGACAAAGGGACGACTATTGTACTGCAATAGCAGGTGTATTGTTGAAACACACAGAGTGGAATGTGGATGAGATAGATGATTTTATTTATAAGATAGCTGTTGCAGCAAAAGATGAAGAGTGTGAAAAAAGAAAGAAAAAAGGCACTACACATAAAAAAGCAAATAGAAAATTTGGCATGCCAAAACTTGCAGAGATTATTGGTTGTTCTACAAAAACAATCGCAACAATGTTTAGTTGGATTGGTGTACAAGAAGCAACAAGTGAAGAAGCAAAACAATCAATTGGTCAGATCATAGAATATGGTAGTGACAGATATTTTGTAAAAATAAATGCAGTTGTGCAAGGAGAAGCTGTAGAAAAAACAATTACAGTCGATGGTCCTACACTTAGAAATAAAAAATTATTTTATGATGCTGTAATTAGTAAAGCATCTGTTTGGATTCCAGAAATGAAACCTGCAGACTTTGAAGAAATCATGCGTAGAAAATATGAAGCAAGAGAAAAATCAAAAGATTATGTAGAGGATGCAGAAGAAGATTTAAGATTTGTAAAGTATTTTAAAAATTATATTTCAGAGCAAAAAGCATATACAAATAAAAAAGAATTAGCTTACTTTGGTCTACCTTACTACAATCAAACTAATAACATTTTAGAATTTAATTTGGATAAGTTTGAAGATTATTTACTAAGACAAAAAATAAATTTATCTAGAGTTGACCTTGTTATTAAATGTCAAAAAATTTTAAAAGCAAAAAAGAATCACGGTAAGTTTCAAAACAAATCTTGTGTATCGTGGCGTATTCTTAATCAAAAACTTGAAGCAGAAGATTTAATTATAGAAGGTGAGTATAAGGAGATAATAGATGATAGAACCTAAATTTATATCTGGACCACCAGGAACAGGTAAAACTTCTACTTTTATAACTCAAAAATATATAGAGTTGTTAAAAAAATATTCTTATGAAAAGATAATAATACTATCTCATACTAACGTTGCAGCTGATGAAATAAGAGACGAGATATTAAAACTACCAGAAGTAAAAGAAAAAGGTCTAACTAAGAAAACTTTTAAATACAGAATATGCACAATACATAGATATTGTAAAAATAAATTAGTAGGTCGAAAAGAAAAATTTAGTTTTCAAGATCACAAAAATATGTGCATGATAGAGTCTTTGTTTAAACTACAACAGGTTAAAGAGTCTGACTTTGACAACGATAAACATATGTTTTACAAATATTTATCAGATGCTTTTGGCACAGGTTTGTCTTTAAAAGAATATTGGAAAGAATGTGATAAAAATTCATACAAACCCTATAGTCTAAATTCAATTGAAGAAATGTTACCTCATTATGTAAAATATAAGGAAGATAATCATGTCTGTGATTACGATGACATGATAAGAGATTTTATTGATAAAGCAGTAGAACCAGACATAGATGCTTTAATAGTTGATGAAGCACAAGATAGTAATGTGCCACAAAGAAAAGCATTAGAAAAAATGTCAACTAAAGCAAAAGAATATTATTTAGTTGGTGATGCGGATCAAACTATATTTGAATTTTCAGGAGCAGATGCAGATTATTATCATAAGCTATCAAGAAATGCAGAACAATTAGAGCAAGGTCACAGATGCGGAAAAACAATCAACGCATTATGTAAAAGAATTATAAAACCAATATGGGATAAGTATGGTTATGAACGTACCTGGAGATCTACGGAACATGTAGGAAATCATTATCGTTTACCTAATTTAGAAAACATGTGTAGTGCTATGGAAATTTTGTTAGATAAGATAAGAAATACTAATGAAACTTTTTTATTTACTTATAGACAAACGCCTTCTGATTCATGGGTTAAAAAATTTTTAAAAGACAATGGCATAGAGTTTTCACATGTAGGAAACACGGCCCATGTACCAAAAAAAGAATTAAGATGTCATAAACTGTGGCCAGATTTTTGTAAGGGTACACCTATGCCGCTTAAACAAATAAAAGATTTTTGGCAATACATGGGTAGTAAAGTTATTCCACGAGGTAAAGGCGAAGAGACTTTTGAGGATTGGGTAGATAGAGAATACACAATAGACTATTTAATAAGTAAAAAATTTTTAAAAGACACTGCAGGACAGGAAAGAGATTTTTGTTTAATAAGAATACAAAGAGGTAAGAAAGAAGATTACGAAAAAAGATTATTGTATATTAAAAAAATATTACAAAAAGGTTTTGATTCAGAAGGAGATGTAAGAGTTCAATATGCAAACATACATACAGTAAAAGGTCTGACCTTTGATAATGTTATAGTTGATGAATCTAGATTTAGAAAAGAAGATTATTTTACACAGTTAAGATTAAAATACGTTGCGTATAGTCGAGGCAAATATGATTGCTGGACCATATCAACTCAAGATAAATATAAAAGGAGGTTAGGAGAAAGATGAAATATTTTATTAGAAAATGGCAAGGTGTAGAACATAAAGTTTTAGGTTCTAAAGATGACACAAAAATTTGTGATGGATGTAAACAAGAATTTAATCAAAAAAATTTTCATATAGCTAGTGCTAAAGTAAAATCTGAAACTCAAGAAATGTATAAAAGATTAAAAAATAAATGTAAAAAATGTGAAAACCCTTTGCGTAGCATAAGACATAATTTAGAAAAACATCCAAGCACTCCACCAAAAACAAATTACTGTGAACATTGTGGAAAAATAAATACCAAAATTGTATTACACCATAATCATGCAACAGGTAAATTTGTAAGATGGGCATGTGTAAATTGTAATAGTAGATTCGTACATGATACATTAGAGGAACATATAAACGACGCAAGGAGGTGGTATAGGACATGACAGATAAAAGTATATTTAAAGGAATAGGTTATAAATCATTAGACAAGCAACATGGCGGGAGTCACTACAAAAATTTTCGTATACAGCCTGCTGAGTTTATAAATGAAAACAAATTGCTTTTTGCGGAAGGTAATGCTATTAAATATATATGCAGACACTCTGCGAAGGGAAAAGAAGAAGATATCAAGAAAGCAATACACTATTTAGAAATGATATTAGAGAGAGATTATAATGTGTAAACATCCAATTGATTTAGATTTAAAAGATGTAGACACAGTTGCTGTCGATATAGAAACATATGACCCTAACCTTAAAACAAAAGGTTTAGGTGCAATACGTAATGATGGTTTTATCTGTGGAATAGCAGTTGCAACAGGAAAAGAGACAGCATACTTTCCTTTACGTCATTCAGATATATTTATAGATTATAAAAGAGATGAAAAGATATGGGATGTTCTTAACGAAAAGATATTTCAAAACGAAAACATTACAAAAGTATTTCATAATGCAATGTATGATGTCTGTTGGATTAGAGCTGTAACAGGTATGACTATGAAAGGTAGAATCGTTGACACAATGATAGCCGCATCTGTAATTGACGAGAATAGATTTAAATACTCACTCGATGCATTGTCAAAAGATTATCTTAACGAAGAAAAATATAAATACGATCTACAACAGAAAACATTAGAGTGGTCTGGTGGCACAGTAAAAGACCCAATGACTAACATGCACAAACTACCTGCATCAATTGTAAAAGAATATGCAAAACAAGACGTAAACTTAACTTATAAATTATGGAATATTTTTAATAAAAAAATTGACGAAGTATTATACATTAAAGAAGATGGAGAGCAAAAAACTTGTAGACAAATATTTGAATTAGAAACAAAATTATTTTTATGTTTAGTTGACATGAAATTTAAAGGCGTTAGAATAGATGTCGCAAAAGCGATCGAGTTTGGAAGACATCTTAAAAAAAGAAGAGAACAGATATTAAAAGCTATTGAATCTTTAACAACAGTTAGAGTTGATATTTGGGCTGCAGCATCAATTAAAAAATTATTAGATCATTTACATATAAAAGATTACAAGGTTACTCCTAAATCTAAGATGCCTCAACTACCAAAAGATTATCTTAAAACACACAGTAATAAATGTTTACGTATGATTGCAAAAGCAAGAGAGTATGACAAAGCAGCAAACACTTTTGTAGATGGATTGTTAGATTATGTCCATGAAGGTAGAATACATGCCGATATAAATCAAATAAGATCAGATACAGGCGGTACGGTTACAGGTAGATTTAGTATGTCAAATCCTAATCTACAACAGATACCAGCTAAAGGTTTTATAGGTCAAAAGATGAGAGAGTTATTTATACCAGAAGATGGTTGTAAATGGGCTAGCTTTGACTATTCACAACAAGAGCCACGTATTGTTGTGCATTATGCTATTAAACTGGGTCTACCAGGCACAGAGACGCTACAAGAAGAATTTGACAAGGATGATGCAGATTTTCATCAAATTGTTGCTGACATGGCTAATATCTCCAGGAAACAGGCAAAAACAATTAACCTAGGTTTGTTCTATGGTATGGGTAAGATCAAACTACAAAAAGAATTAGGTTTAGATCAACGACAAGCAAGAGAGCTATTTAATGAATACCATGGAAGAGTCCCTTTTGTACGTCAGCTGTCTCAAGAATTAATAACATTCGCCAAAGAAAATAGATTACTATTTACATTGTACGATAGATTCTGCAGGTTTGATAAATGGGAAACAACAAACAAAGAATGGAATCCTGAAACTAACAGATTTAACGAGGTACCACTCTACACAAAAGAACAGGCAATGGAGGCATTTAAAGCAGAGATGTTGGATAAGTATAAAGAGAACAAGATAGATGCAAACTACATGGATTATTTCGATAGATACTATACACCTGCGTTTACTTACAAAGCTTTGAATAGATTGATACAAGGGTCAGCAGCAGAT